CTTAGTTGGGTTCGTATGAACCGGTTAGGAAATGTCTATGGGGTTGTGGGCTCAATCATGAAATGGTCGCTTGACTGTAAAAATCCGAAGGAAACTCGTAAGAGGTTCAACAGGGTTTTACAGGCTCTCAACATCGCAACATTGTTCACTTCCAACACTGTGCTGGATGCACAGCTTAAGAAGTTCCTTGATGGTGTGAATTGTGATGCTCCTATGGGTTTATCCCCTGGGTTCATCTCAGCATTTAATGATTGTACGAAGAGGGTAATTCCTCTTCAGGACGTGCAACGTGGTGGTAACTCTCTTCTTGAATACGTCGGTTCCACTGAAAAGTGGGCCCCGCGCTTTCATTCTGACCATCGGGTTAGACAGTCTGATGATGTACTCTCAGAAATGAGATACTCTTCGGGCCAAGAGAACTATCTTTTTGCCTGGAAACACTATGAGCTTTACGCTCCTGTGGTAAAAGGCATTGATGGTCCCCTCGTTAAGACTGATGTAAAACCTGATAACCATCTGTATGGAGGTGAAGTTCACTTCCTTCAGGAGCCGGGTTTGAAGCTGCGAGCAATCGCATCTCCTTACCGTATCCATCAGCTGGCACTCAAGCCCCTTCAACAAGCGTTATCGCGTGTTGTTCAAGGACTTGCGTGGGATTGTACATATGATCAGTCCCGAGCTATACCGTGGATTCAAGAAGCCTTACAGGCTTCCAAGGTGGTACATTCCATTGACCTAACTGGTGCAACTGATTATTTCCCTCTCGGGTTACAATTAGAAGTACTTCGATCAGTCTTTGGCGATATTCCTGACATCAAATTGTTCGAAGAAATCTCCCAGCTCAGGTTTAAATCTGAGATTGGAGATATTCAGTGGAAACGTGGACAACCCTTAGGCTTAGGCCCGAGCTTTGCTGCGTTTACCCTTACTCATGGACTCCTACTCTTCTTCCTTTCGAAGAAGAAGGGCTATAGTCATGATTTCTTCGTTGTCGGTGATGACGTCGTAATACTGAATGATCAGCTATACAAAGATTATATCAATGTACTGGACATTATGAAATGTCCCTGGTCTCCTCAGAAAAGCTTATCTTCAAACGCCCTTGCGGAGTTTGCTGGTAAGATTATTACGAAAGATGCCGTTTTGCCTTCTTACAAATGGCGGAAAATGTCTAACGACAATTTTCTTGACATTTGTAGGAATCTTGGCCCACGATCTGGTGTGCTTCTAACAAAGGCACAGAAGAAGGTGTTTGACTCTGTCAAACATCTTTTGGAGCCAGTCGGTCTCAACATGTCTTATAAGGGTTCAACCCTTACTTCGATGATGTTGGCTACTGACGCGTTCCTGCGTAATTGTGAAAAGCACGTTGTGAGGTCACTTGTTGATCTCACTCGTGTTATTGATAAGAATTCTTATCAATCTCACACACCTTATGCCCTTGACCAATCCGTGGTCAATGATATAAGGAAAACCTTCGACGAGAAGGTTTATAGCGTATTCAGCCAGACAATCTTCGCGCGCTGTGAAGCGCTTTGGAGATG